CCCCCTCCCACCCCCCTCCTCCCCTCCATCGAGGGGTCGTTTTGGGCATGGTTTGCGTTAGCGGAAACAAGGTCCGAATAAAATGAGAACTAAACTTCTCAAATTATCTGGACCTTCGTTGGAGCCAGTTTGGGGAGGGGTAGGAGTCGCGGTAGAGCTCACGGAGGGCGGCTTCGATGGTGGCCTTCTGGCGGCGCTCGGCGGCGCGTTTGGGGTCTTGGGCCATGTCCTGTCGCCAGCACCACACTGCCATCGCAAGTGCTTCAACGCGGTCATCGTGGTCAAGACACCCACGCTGCCGTGTGATTCGCGTGATTTGGTGCTGAAGAACCTCGTCCTTTGCGGCTTCTGGGTGGATCACAAGTCGGTGCTGATTCAGAATTGGCTCGAGATTCTCGATAATTCTGACTTCCTTCTGACCGCTGACCCGCACCGTCTGAACGCCGCACGACCAGCCACCAGGGATTTGCGGATCATCGTTTTGCTCAACAAACAGCCGTTGAAGGTACGGCTCGAGCAGTTGCGCCATCATGCCCTGCCCAAAGTTGTCCTCAACGTAAACTTCGGTGACTCGCTGGCTTCGAGCCTTTGCAGCGATTTCCTCGAGCGTGTCGGGGCTGTAGCCACCGGGTAGCCCACCGACTTCCTTGACCCAAAGATACCCGTTCATGTGGCTAACTACGGCGAAACCAGTCTCATCTTCGCCCTTTCCGCTGGGATCTACCCACATCCTCGTTCCTGTGTAGTTGCTCCACTCCTTATCGAACATGATGGGCGACAGGAACCCATCGGTTCCGAAGCCGAGCGAAGGGACATCCTCGACGCGCGTTGACTGACCCGCGGAGTTGGTTGTACCCCAGGCAATGGTGTTTGGGGCTCGGTCACGGTCCATTGCAAAGCAGATGAAATCGGCGAGTCGCAGGGGCGTCAGGAGGTCGCTACCGAGCTTCCACTGAAGCAGGTACTGCATCCGATACTTCGAGCGACCCTCGGACGCTTCGCGCGCGGCAAGTTCTTCTAGACCGAATCTATCTGGCCATGTCAAATCGCCCAAGTTCATGCCCTCAAACATGGGGCCAAGTGGGCATCCACAGCCGTCATCGCCGGGGTGACTGACGGGCCATGCTAGCATCTTATAGCCACCTGCTAGAAGGTGCTGATACAGAGTCTCTTCGTGATGTGGCGTGCCGAGGTAAACCACGTCGCCGCCGGGGATGAGTATGTTCTCAAACTCGGCGACCTGATCCCGCAGTCGATGTCTCATGTCGAGCGTAAGCGTGTTCTCGCTCGTCTCAACGTCATCGGCGACGATGCAGGTGGATCTGCTTCCTGTGATCTGACCTGTGATGCCATAGGCACAGAATGACGGGGTACGGTCTGCATCTGCGCCCATGACATCAAACATGAGAGCGGAATCGCGCTGCCCTGCTTTGCGATCTGGCGCGAGGTGTTGCAGGAACCGAGCCGTGCCGATCCACTTGCGCGCGAGGTGGAGCGACTCCTTTGCTGCTCGCTCAGACTTCGAGACATAGGTGATCCGCTCATGCTTGGCGTTGGTAAACAGACGCCAGCAGCAGTAGGCGATGGTCACCCATGTCTTTGCTGCACCACGCCACGCGAGGATGCCACGTCGTGATGGGCCGTGTTGCAGGTAGCGCGCAATCTCGATGTGGTGTCGAGGGATGCGCTTGAGTCCGATCTCGCGCCACAGTTCTTCAAGGAAGAACGGGAAGTCCTCCGCGAGATGCTTGAGGTACGCGCGAGTCTGATCGTTCACGTCGTTGGCCGTGCCTTATCGAGCGCCCTTCCTGCGGTTGGTTGTTCGGCTGACTGCCCGCAAGTTGCTGCGTGCGTTGCTGCCGCCACGAGACAGGGGAACCCTGTGATCCACTTCGCGGCTGTCGCCGACAGCAATCCCGAGCTTCCGTCGAGCGATGTTTCGTTCGCTGCGATTCTTCCTTTGCTCTGGCTTCGAGTGGTACTCACGGTATTCCTTCGCGTAGTTTCGTTTCATGTGTTCTCCTGTTTTGTGATGAGCCGCGCGGTCCAGGTTGGTCGCTTGGTTCGGATGATGTTTCCCTTGTCGATCTCTACAACTGCGATTGCTGCGCCCCATTGACTGGTGTCTCTGCGCGCCATCCATTTTGGCTGAAGGGGGCCGACAGTCCCGACGTTCATGTACCAATATGGCAAGGGAACACTTCGAGTTCGTCTGCATTGGGTCAGCGGGACGGGGCGGTGGGTATGCCCACGGATGAACAATCGGTGGGCAGCACCGCCGGTCATGTTGAAGAACTGGAGCGCCTCGAGCTCGTCAGAACTCTGACCGCAATCAAACCCATGTGTAAGTACAACGGGACCGAGTTGGAGACAGCCGCTTGGGTCTTTGCGGTACGGTGTCCAATGCCATTTCTGTGCTTCGGACGCAAATGGCTCGCTCCGCATGAAGGTGGTCACATCTCGCAGATCGCGCGGGATGCGGCGTGGGTCGCAAATTAGAAGATTGTCGTCGTGGTTCCCCATGATGATGTGCAGGTTGCACGACCGAGGCAGCACCTCACGAATGGACTTCAGGAACGCCGATGCGTGCCGATATTCGTCCAAGAGCGAGTGCTCGTTTTCGTCTGGGTGAACACTTGCAGCCGACGCCTCAAACACATCGCCACAGTGAACAAAGTGGCTTGGTTTGATATCGTCAAGTTGTTTCAGCAGCCATTTGTGTGTTTCGGGCGGGGTAAACGGCGAATGGCTACAACTGATCGCCGCGATGCGGCGTAAGCTCAAGCAACGTCCTCGTCATCGGCAAGGTCGCGTGGCCGAAACCGTATCCCGCGCTTGCTCATCTCTGATACCAGGTCGTTGAGTGGGCTGTCGGCAGTTTCGATTGAGTTGATGCCGTTGTCCTTGAGAAGTCCGCGGACGGCGTTGAAGTCGGCCGCGGTCGCCATGATGCGAGTGGGCTGTCCGTCTGGTCCGATTGTTTCCCGTCCGTCCCGCAGCACCTCGAGCATCCGCTGTGCAAGCAGACGCTGAAGATCGCTGTAGATTTTGTCGCTCATTGTGGTCTGAGTCCTGTTCGTGGCTTTGGGCGCTCGGTGTCACTGGGATTCAACAAAGGCGGTCTAAACCCAAGTATCTCAATAGGTCCAACAGTCTTGTGAATCAACCGTGAGCCAATCCAATTCTGAAACGGAAGAACCTGCTTGACTCGATACCAGGCGTTTGGGTCACCTTTCGCATAAGAGAAGCTCGCTTCAACCCCTCGAGCGGCAAGTTGGGGCGCTGCCCCACCCAACGAACCGAGCCGTTCCCACGCACCAACATCTCGTACACCAGCTTCTCGTGGGATGGATCCAAATGTTCCAGAGGGAATCTTCACTCCAAGCAACCGACTTGGCCCAACGTTGAAGTTGTCGAGGTATCCAAGCGTTCTCATTATGTTTCCAAGTACAGCTCCCTGCTGAATCGCGCCGTACAGCTCGGAAACAGGATCATCGACAAGCGCGCGGACGCTATCGTCGTAACTGCGCCGATCCGACAATGCAAGCGTTGTGGTCCGCAAAATCCAGCCATTGATTACTTGTGCTGCAATCAGCGGCGCAAGTTCCTTCATCTGCATTTGTGCCATCGGGCGAAGCCGTTGGTTGTTGTATGCCGTGATGAATGACGCAAACTGATTGACCAGTCTCATCATTGGAATCTTGTCATCAATGATCGGCTTGTCCGCCACGCTCGGAGTGACATTGCGAAACCGTCTTGCGCTGTCGCGCACCTTGACCATGAGTGTTCGTTGAAGTTGAGCGGTTTCGCTGTCCCATGTATCAAGCATTGGGTGAACGATTCGGCTTGAGCGCAAAAAGGAATCAAACGGCATTGCGCTTGCGCTTGAACCGTCATACATCAGACCGTGCTTATGAATTTGCTCCATCACGGTCTTTGCATTGCTCGCATCAATGCCGAGTCGGTTCGCGCGCGCCATCTCGGTTGGCTTGATGGCCTTGCCTAGCGCAAGGTTGCGCGCAGCATCAATCGTTTCCTGCATGTCAATAAGCGTTGCCCATCGGCGCGTCCAGTCGTTGACAAGATTCAAGCCAATGAGATCACTGAAACGTCTTGCATTGCTTTCTGAATGTTTGTCGATCCATCCAGATATGTGCCGCACAGATTCGCTTCCACCGAAGCCTCGTTGATTCAGGATGTAGTCGGTATCTTCGCGCGTCAGTCTGGTCATCTGCGATCCCATGTGCATGA